CGCGGGTTGGTGCAAATGACGATGAACGGCCGGTACTCTTCCAGCTCAGCCTTTTCGTACTCATTGCTGGCCCGCGGCGGCGGCAGGCTGTCGAAGTGGATCCGTAGCAGGGCGTCGTTCGCACTAGCCACGCCGAGCAGCGCCTGACCGCCGGCCGACGCGGCAATCTGATCCGCCAGGTATTTCTCCGGCAGACTGATCGGACCCGTGGCAGCATCGAGCGGCATCGATCAACCTTGAACGTTGAACTCTGAACCGTGAACTTATTTCCCGCCCCGCGCCCCTTCCCGCGTCCGTTCCGTCAGTCCGATCCGCGTCCCCACGACGGTCACCAATCCCGAAGCGCTGGCCGCGATTTCGCGGACTTCATAGGTCCACGTCCGCTGCCAGCGGTCGGTGTACACGAGCTTGAGACCTTCCTGCGGCTGGCTGATCCCGCCGAACCGGCTGTCCGGATCGACGCACAGCGAAAAGGCCCGCTCGCGCGCCACCTGGCGGCCGTGCGCCGTCTCGCGCACGACCTGTTTTTCCTCGCCCACAATGCCCGTCACGACGCCGCCGGGGACCAGCTCCAGCCGCTCCCCGGTCGCGGCCAGGAGCGTGTCCGCTCCCGGCCCGGCCATCATTTCGGTAAACATCGACATGCTGGCTCACCCCCACCGCCCACCAGTCACCAGGCTTAGAACCCGATGTTGGTCAGCAGGTGGCCGAACTTCGGTTCGATCACGATCTCATCCACGTCGTGCCGGCAGCGGACGATGTCGCTCCGCACCGTTTCGTCGCGGTACGTTTCCATCGTCCCGCCGGGGGTGCTGCCGTCTTCCGACCAGTGGATCGTGCGGCCCACGCACGGCTCCTTGATGTTGTCGGTCGTCGCGATCCGGCAGATCATGGCGAAGCCGCCGCCCCAAATCTGGCCCGGGCTGGCCGCCTGGCCTTCGTTGGCGCTGTTCTTCGTCCCGCCGGCCACGAGCACGTAATCCAGATCGAACACTTCGCGGAGCTGCGCGACGGTGATGTCGCGGGCGCGGGTCGGGAAGCCGGCGCCGCTGCTCTGGATCGAATCCTTGACCTGCGTCACCACCCGCAGGCCGCGGAACACCTTGCGGTTGATGATCAGGCAGTTGGGCCACATGCCGGTGTTGTCGTAGACCTTACCGACCGCGGCGTTGACGTCGGTAATCGGGACCGCCGTGGCGGGCGTGGCCCAGGTCACCCCGACCGCCGTGGTCAGGCTGGCGCCGGTCCACGTGCCGGTGTTGAAGATCATCGCCGCGATCCGCTTCTCCGCTTCACGGAGGACCGTATCGCGGGCCAGGCCGGCCGAGATCATTTCGGCATTGAAATAGTCGTCGTACATCTTGGCGTCGCGATCGTCCACCGGCTCTTCGAAGCCGAATTCTTCCGTCGCGAACGAAACGTCGGTGAACGTCCAGTCGCCGCGGGGATAGCCGGACCGGCTGTTCCGCTTGACGTCGGCGTTCTTGAGAAGCTGCGCCAGCGGGATCCGGCCGAACTTGCCGGCCTCTCTGCTGGCGCCGATGATCGGCAGCGCCCGGTAGCCGATGAACCCCATCCGGTCCAGTTCGTTGTCGAAATCCATGAAGCTGCCGCCGAGATCCGGCCGCAGCGTCGCCAGGGTCGTGCTGGGAGTGGGCATGTCTGTCTCTCCGTTTCCCTACCGGACAGATCAGACGAATGTGAAAAACCCGGGCGGTTTGGTGGCCACCGCCCCGCCCAGGCGTCGGTAGGGCTGGTTTATCCGGCCGTGTCGCCGTGCTGGTTGTAGAGCACCTCGATCACGTCCCCGGCGGCCCCGGAGGCTTCGAGCACCGTCACGGCCTGGAACGCACCCACGGCCGTGGCGGCAATCCGGCCGGCCGCAGCGGTAAAGCCCGTGGCGTTGACCGCCAGGGCCACATTGGCGATCATGCGGTGCGTGCCGGGGGCGGTCCGCAGGCGGACGGTGATCCGCGCGCCGGCGGCAACGTCTTCCGTCGCCGTGCCGATGTCCTTGTCGGTCAGGCCGGCGACGTCGACCGTTTCCGCCGCGCTCATCTTCACGCGCTGGTATTTGGCGATCGCATTCGCGGCCTTGAACGTCGCGAAGCCGCCTTCGTGGTACTGACTCATGGTTTTGCTCCGTCAGGAGGTTTTTTGCTGGCTGGGAAAATGGAAAAGCGACGTGCTCCAGGTTCGGCTTACGACGCGCGGCGGCGCGGCTTGATGTTCTGGGCGTTGTAGGCGGCGACCATGGCGTCCCGCAGCTCCGGCTGCTTTTCGCAGACGCGGCGATGGGCCACGTGCTGCTCGCACTTGGTGCGGGCCATTTCGTCGGCCACCGCCGCTTCGAACTGATCGAGGGCGCTGCCGCCGGCCGCTTCGCCGTCCCGGCGGACCGTTTCGCTGGCCAGCTTGGGGACTCCCGGCTTGTTGGCCGCGGCCCGGGCCGACTCGGTTTCCTGGCGGGCCGCTTCCAGGGCGGTCTGCTGCTGCTCGATCCAGGCGTCTTTCGCCGCTTCGAGCGTGGCCCCCTTCTCCAGTTGCGCCAGGATGAACTTCTCGTCGCAGCCCTTGCAGGCGGCGCGAATCTGGCCGATCGTCGCGGCGGCCGGTTTCGTCGCGGCGGCCGGGGCAGTCGTTTCGCTGCTCATCGTCGATCCTTTCTTACTCGGCCTGGCCGAGACTTGGGCGAGCTGTTTGAGCGTGGCGTCCAGACTCTGGACGCCGTCCACCAGGCCCAGCTCTTTGGCCTTGGCGGCAATGTGGACTCTCCCGTCCGCGAGCGTGCGGACTTGCTCGAGCTTCATCCCGCGGCCGGCACTCACGCCGGAGAGGAACTGCTCGTTCAGATCGTTGATGATCGTCTGGTAGTGGGCCAGAAACTCGGCCGAGACTTCCGTCCCCGGTTCCCCCGCCCCCTTGAAGGCGCCGGCCCGCACGACGTGGACCTTGATCCCCTCTTTGGCCGCCATCCCCGACAGGTCCCGCACGACGCCGAACGTGCCGATCGAGCCGACCAGCCCCGTGTCATTGGCGAAGACGTGCGTAGCCTGGCTGGCGATCCAGTAGGCCGCGCTGGCCCCCAGGTCCTCGATGAAGGCGTAGACCGGCTTTTTCTTCCGCGCGGCGGCCACTTCATCGGCCAGCTCTTTCGTCCCGGCCACCGTGCCGCCGGGGGAGTCAATCACCAGGGCGATCGCCCCGACTTCGCTGTCGCCGACCGCCAGCCGCAGCTTGCGGCGGGCCAGCACCGTGCTCCCCGACTCATTGAAGCTGCTGGCCTGTTTGGTCAGCGTGCCGCGGAGATCGATGCGAGCAATACCCTCTTTGCTGACCGGGTACAGCGCGCCCTCCGCCGCTTGCTCGCGCGCCGCGGCGGCCTGCGGGCCGTGGATGTGCATTTCCAGCTGATTCAGCACGACCAGCTTCTGGCACCATTCGACTTGCGCCAGGAAAGCCCGCTCGTCCATGGCCCACACGCCCAGGAACTGGTCGAAGTGGGGCACGACGGCCCGCTGCTGGCGATCGACGCGAAGGTCAATGTCCATGGCTTACTTCTCCTGGTTGCCCGCGTCGTTCGCGGCCGGCTCGGGTTGCTCCTGCGCCGCGACCAGCGCCGCGGTCGTCTTCGATTCCCGGAAGCGGGCGGGGGCCAGTTGTTCCCAGCGGACCCTTCCCTCTTCGCCGGGAAACTGTCCATTGATCTCGTCCGCTTTCCGCTTGCAGTAGAGGACGATCTTGGCCTCGTCATCGACGGCCTTGGTGTACTCTTCGTCGAAGTCGAGCCCTTGCTGCGCGGCCCGCCGCCGGCCGGAGAGCAGGTGCTCCGACACGCTCAACGTGTCGGCCTGCGCATCTTTCAGCGGCTCGATGTATTTCCAGGCCGGCGGATGCCAGGCGTGCCCGAACACGTCGACCGACGTTTTCCCCCGCTCCATGGCCAGCAGTCGTCTCCGCAGCGCGGCGTCGTCGGCCGCGAACTGGCGGACCTTCCAGCGGTAGACCGGCCGGTACAAGCGGCGGATCATGTAATCCTGGATGACCGCGAACCGCATCCGGGCCTGGTCGATGGCACCGCGCCAGCCGCTGAAATTGGTTTTCGTCGGGTCGAGCAGAAACACCTGCAGCGGCAGGTCCAGGTTGATGGCGACGAACGTCAGCACCAGGGCCGCATGCTCAAAGAACTGCGGCGAAGGGATGTTCGGCGACTCCATCTTGAGCTTTTCGCCGGGCCGCGATCGCACGTCCATGCCCGGGCCGATCCCCTGGATCGTGCGGACTGTGCTGTCTTCGTTGTCGTCGGTCCGCGTGCTCCCCGTGGCCGCCTTGCTGTCGGCGTCGCGGGCCGCCAGCCGCGGGGCATCTGCATCCCATTCGATCTCCCGGATGA